GAACCGTATTCACGACCTCACCCAAATCGTTACTCCAAATCCTCGAGTGGTCGGACCCTGAAGATACCGTCGTAAACTGTAACCTCGAACACTTCAAACATAGCATGTATTACGAAAACGCGTGTTCGAAAAAGAGTGTACACTACCTCAGTGCGTCCCTTACGAACGACGCACTCCTCGTCGGGGGTAAAAAACGGATTTTTAGTACCCACGAACCCTTATTCTATGCGGTTGCAAAAAACGTACAACACGCCGGGGATATGCCTGGCTCGGGACATTTCGCAAAAATGGTTCTCGATTCGCTCGAGTGTGCCATGTTCCAATCGGTAGGGGACGCGTTCGCGTACGCTAACGGGAATATACCCGTCATGCTTTCACTCATGGATAAGGCCATGCACATGGACATATCCGGACCCGTCATTGAACGCTCAAAGAATCAACTCTACGTAACCCGAAACTATCTCGACGTCGCGCAAACCAAAAATACAACCGCGTGGTTCATGGAGTATGCGTTTAAAACGCGAACGCCAACACCCGTCGTTCACGCCGCCATTAATGCGCGAACCTCGAGTCAATACGCAAAGTTTAGTGAAACGACACAAAAGTATAACAAGTTTTACGATCCGAACGTTATTCTCCAAACCATTCGGTTCTGTTACGCGATGGCCTATTACGAGTGTCGCCAACTCTCGAACGGGAAAGTTACCGCGTGGGTTCAAAACTCGAACGCGGCGTGTCCTATGTTTGAAATCCACGATCCCATGACTATCATGGATAAGACTGTCGAGTACGTACGGTCGTTTGTCATGCACTGCGTGCACTGCGGGGTACCTGTTCCGACAGTACAGGCGGCACTAAGCCAATACGATTTTATGAAACAAGAACGAACGTCGATGAATTTTATCGCGTCGTTACGTAACGTGTAAAAAAAAACTATAAAAATTACATTTTTATTAACTCTGATATTTTAAAGTTAATAAAAATTGTACAAAACAAATGCCTTACCACTTGGCCACACGAGCGCAGTAAAAAAATGCTCGCGACAGGGTTCGAACCTGCGATCGTTTGCTTATTTTATAAAAAACTCTCCCGGAGGGTTTCGATCCCTCTACTTCAGGATTAACAGTCCTACACTCTACCGATTGAGTTACGAGAGAAAGAGTCGTGCAACCAAGGATCGAACTCGGGACAATTGGAGTTTAGCAACTAAATGAATAGTCATAGTAATTAATTACAATTACAATCCAATGCTCTACCAACTGAGCTATCGCACGTATGACACCGACAGGATTTGAACCTGTGCTCTTTCGAACCAGAGCCTTAATCTGGCGCCTTAGACCGCTCGGCCACGGTATCACAAAATTATTATGTCTGTATTCTTTAAGTAAGGATGTTCTTTCCAATACTACTCGTACTTGTAATCGTACTTGTACTTGTACTCGTACCCGTACTCGTACTCAAACACAAAAGAGAAAAACCAGAGTATAAGTGTTTTCTACTGACCCTTGAAACATCAGCCGACCGACGCGAAAAGTTTCTCAAACATTACGGCGATTCAATACCTTTAGAAATTATATACGGTTCGGATACCAGGAAACTCGAAAATGCTAAAAAGTACCAGAAAATTATAGAACCAAACTATTACCGTGAGGCTTTGAAACTCCATTATAACGCAAACAAAACGCGCCCGGATATTACGTATTTCAATTTAGGGGCTATTGGGTGCTATATGGGTCATATGGAGTTTTATAGACGATGTTTCGATCAAAACCTCAAGTATGCGGTTATTTTCGAAGATAACGTCATCATAAAAGATAAGCGTGTTTATAAAGAAATTCAAGATGTCATAAACAAAAAGGGTGATGATTTTGAAATGTGTTTCTTCCACTGCTTATCGCGCTACCCCGATAAGGAAAGTGCTGAAAAAAGCGGGCTCGAACGCGTTAAATGGATTTCGAGTACCAAGTGTTATCTCATACACGTTGATAACATGAAAAAGTATTATAAACACTTTTTTCCAATAGATAATCACGTTGACATGAAACACGAAGATATCATTGCGCGAGGTGCGCGTGTTTATTATAAAGATCTCAGACACTGTTTACATATTGACCGTACACATAACAGTACTATTGGACACAGTAATTGGAAGCGTAAAGATTTTTTTTCAAAACAACACCCTACGACAACTACAGACGTACTCGAATACGGTTGGTAATTTACTTTAGTTCCATGGTATATCTTGAGGACGAAAACGACACCCAATTTTTAAAAAGTCAACAAACTTTCTAAATTCTGGCTCCGGAATTTCCATGTTTTCCATAGAATCGAGTACTTCACCCACGTACCTATTATACGCTTTGTGACCACCTCTGTGTGTATGTCGATTCGTTCGTAAATTACCAATCTCGCGAGGCATCATGATTATGTTTTCGCTCGAGTTTATATCATAGTTTAATTTTTCTATAAGTGAGTGACTTCTGAACTGTGCTGGTATAACATGATGGTCTTCTACATTACGTACGTTCCAACGAATCTTAAATGCACGCCGAAGAAGCGACCCGTACCGCATGTTATTATCATCATATAAATTTATACCGTAACGCATCATCGAGTCTTCGAGTTCGTCAACCTCGTCCCACGCTATAAAACATGCATTAGTTGATTTCTCTGCACATGTTTCGTGGGCGTACTCTACAGCCTCCTTAAACCGTAACCGAAGACGTGCATTATCGTGACGTTTAAACCCAAGTTTTGGTTTCTTAGAGTATGTACTTTCGAGAACATTCCGCCGAATTTGATCACGTTTATACTCTGGAGTGTGTGCACAAGACAAACACTTCATATAATTTCTATTAAGATACTTTTTACACGTGGGATACGCGTGTAAAAAGTAAGTAAGTAAGTGCTCCTAGTGGGGATCGAACCCACAGCCTCGGCGTGCCTGCGTAACACTAAAATTACATAATATACATAAGTCGTATAAGCACCGCGCTCTGACCAATTGAGCTATAGGAGCCTACATGTTTACTATACGTAACTTTTCTTTAAACCTGTTCTTCCGAATTGTATGATTTCAAATCAACAGAAACTCGGGATGTTGGTGTACCTGGACGTTTTTTGAGTAACCAGTTTTTGAGTATCATGTTTTTATGACTATCCGTGTCTTCACCGCAATTAATAACACTTAAACCATTACATACATCGGGTTTATTTTCCCTATCAGGAAACGCTTCGTTAAATGCAGCGATAGAATCAGAAGGTATATCAGGTGCTTCATCAAGTAATCTATCGTATTCGACACGAATTTTATTTACAAAATCCAAAACGTCTTCGCGGTGTTGCGTTTCCAAAGATAACTCCATATCTATGTTCCTATACAGTTTCGAGTATTGTACAGACATAGCCGAATGTGTTTCCACAAGTCGCGCCGAGTTATTAAACTTGGAAATTGATGTAAGTATACCCGCGACGACGTTCATAAACGCAAAAAAATATTGAAAAATAATAATTTTTTGTTTTTGGTCATTGGACATACTATTTGTATCCGGACTTAAAACAGCAAAACCACCAACGCCTGTAATACTCGATATAATTATAGATGGGTACGATAACCAATCGTGCTGACGTTTATATGAAACGCGTGCGTGATTGTGTAACCAGCGATACCCAGCAGCTTTTTCGGCCCAGCGTTTAAGAAGATTTTCTTGTTTTGGACACCAATGGTGTTGTTCTGGTGTACTCATTACTCTTTCTTAGAAAATAAGTATGCATATTCACGAGCTAATTTGTCAACGTGTTCGTTCTTCTCGTTTCCGTTGTGTGCCTTGACCCATTTCACGTCAACCGTTTTAAACGCGCGCATAAGTTTTAACATGTGTATCCATAAATCTTTATTCTTCACCTCACCACCCGAAGCTGTTGTCCAACCGTTTCTTTCCCAGTTTTTAGACCATTCGAGTAAACCCATTTTTACATAGTTACTATCCGTATACACACGGACCCTATCGTGTTTGAGTTCCAAACACTTCTCGAGTGCTTTTATAACCGCGGTCATTTCCATAACATTATTTGTGGTTATCTTGGAACCTCCCCGACCTATCACGTTTTCTATAAGATAGGCCCATCCACCTGGTCCGGGATTGCCGAGACAACTTCCGTCTGTATAGACTTCTATCATACTTATTATATAAGCTTATAAATCTTTATGTTTCGTCTTCGTAATATGATTTTGGGATACACCAATACATCATTCTATCGAAATTTATATATAAAATACCAAACACGGAAAATGCTATTATTATTTCAAAAATAACTTCCATATGTTTATATGAATACTTAAAATTTTAACCTGTTATTCATTAAATGAACCATTACCAAGACTGGGATCCTGTCATTATTCGTGGGAAAGTTAACAAAGAAAAGGAAAAAGAAAAGTATGTTAAGTTCATGGGTCAGGAAATAAAGTTACCTAAACGGAGTCAATATTCGGGTAAAACAAGGGAACAAAAACTCGATGAAACCGAGTTAGGAATACACAAAAAGGTCAGTAAAGAAGTAGCATTAACGATTCAAAAAGCGCGCGTTGCAAAACAGTATACACAAAAGGATCTCGCGGGTCTCATAAACGTATCAACAGATATCATCTCTTCATACGAATCGGGTAAAGCTATACCGGATCCCAAAATCATGCAAAAATTACGTCGGGTTTTGGGGGTTAAATTATAATACGGGTAATCTTTGACCATTTGGACCAAGTCTGAAATTACCACCGTTTGGACCTTGCATAATAGGTTGTCCGTTTTGTACCAAACCTGTTTTTATAGCACCCATTCTATTAGAAACACGCGCCTGTGCTTGATTTAATTTAGAAGTTCCATACGTAATTGCATTTCGTTTCATTCCATTTATAGCTTGTTGACCTCTATTTTTTGCTATAGAAACCATTTGATTTCTAGAATCTTTCAATTCAGATTTTGCTTTTTTAGCTGCACCTTTTGCAGCCATTTTTGCTAATGAGCCAAACCCCATGTTACTTTGTATTAAATATACATTTTAAAATTTGGTCTAAATTTTAAAATCTAATTTTTATTTATTTTTTTACTAGATAACTAACTTAGTTGGAGAACGCGAGACCGCCCATGCCAGATTGGATTCTGAGAACGTTATAGTTGGTCGCGAACATGTTAAGAGTGGTTTTAGCCGAACCAGACTTAGTCGCGATAGAAACTTGGGCGTTGTCAATTCTGGAGAAGTTGCAGGTACCCGTTGGTTGGTGCTCTTCTGGCTTAAGCGCAAAGGAGTACGAGTAGACACCTGGCATTGGGGAGCCAGAGTGGTGGTTGTACGCTTGGACAGTGTTGAAGTACTTACCATCTTGTTCCTTGAATCTGTCTTGGCCGTTGAGAACCAACTTGAACGAACTGAGTGGACCAGAAAAGTCTTCGTCAAATTGAGCAGCACCTTCGGAAGACGCGAGCATTGGCGCACCAGCCAAGGATGGTGGAACGAAGCAGTTGGCAGACGCAACAGCGGCGACGTTGGAAGAGACAGTAACTTCAGTGTCCGAAAAGTTCCAGATACCGTTCAAGTCACCAACAACGTTCGAGCTCGCTTCAGTGCACCACACCAATTCCTTAACTGGGTGGTTGTAGGACAATCTGATTTGTTTGGTGGAACCAGCCGCCGCCAAGGAGTCAGAGCCAGTGTGTTGGACTTGTTCAATCAAGTATTCGTGTCCCTTTTGGGCGAATCGTCTGCGCTCTTCGGTGTCGAGGTAGATGTAGTTACCCCAAACCTTGAACGAATCGAAGTTATCGTCATAGACACCAGTCAAGTCAAAGTCCAATCGGACTTCGTGGTATTGCAAGGCAATCAATGGCAAGGCCAATCCTGGGTTTCTGTTAAAGAAGAAGATCAATGGCAAGTAAACCTTCGAGGCGTCCTTGGAAGTGGAAGTCATCTTACCCCAGTTCAACTTAGCGGATTCATCCAAGTACAATTCAGCGTACAATCTCCACCATCTTTGGTAGTGCTTGTCGATTCTTTGACCACCGATGGACAATTCAACATCCTTGATAGCAGATTCAGCGACCCACGCGTCTTCAGTATTGTCAAACGCTTGCTTCGCTCTCAATTCAACGTACATGTCCGCAATCAAATCACCGTTTCTGGCGATCGTGACGGAGACGCGACCGTTGTTCGCGGCAGTGCCGTTAACAGTTTGTTCGATGTTTTCCATCGCAAAGTTGGTGTGGCGTTTGTAAACCGCCTGGAAGAAAGTGACTTTTGGGTTACCAGTCAAGTAGACGTCTTGGGCGCCATAGGCGACGAGTTGCATGAGACCTCCGGCCATAGTGTGTGTTTTTGTACTATATACCAAGATTTTTTTTTCGGATGAGACCCGCGAAAAAACTCACAATGATTTTTCCTGGTATATAGAAATGACCGACCAAGAAGAACCACTTCTTGAACCAACTGAAGAAAATGAAAACTCGGAAATTATTTCCGATGATGAACTTCCTGTAATAGAAGACACTCTCGAATTATCAGACGACGATGAAGATATGGAAATGTTTGAAGAAGATGACGAAGAGTATATGATGGACATGGGTGGTCTATTGAGTTCCGTACTCGCGACCGAAGACGGTGATACTGTCTGCTCTGCACTGGTAAATATTTCGAGACAGATGGAAATTCAAAATAAAATTCTTATAAAAATGTTATCCCATATGCAAAAAAAATAACTTAGAAAAATAGTCCGTATGTAATAGAAGAAAATGGACGAGACACATTATATCAGTTCTGATGCAAATCCACGCGAATCGAATGCTATAATGTGGTCCAATCAAATTCAATCGCTTAACCCTGAAGAGTTTATGCACCTTTTGTCACAACTTGAAGACGTA